ATACTACTGCAATTAGGTGTAATGGTGCCGATTATGATGCTGATACCTTTTTTACAACCAATAATAAGGTGTTGCTTGATAGTTTTGAATATAAGACAACCCTTATGTGCTTACAAGATAGTGTGGCCAAGAAGTGTCCCATTGAAGAAGATTATATCAAGTCTGATATAAATGGATTTGGCGATTCTATTGGTAGTGTGACTAATAAAGCAACAAATATGATATCTTTACGAGAACAGTTTGAGCCAGATAGTGAGGAATATAAGAGACTTACTTATCGTATTAGTACTATGATGAACTACCAACAGAATGCGATAGATCGTATTAAGGGTGTTGTTGCTCGTCCAGTTCCAAAAGAATGGCTTAATCCAAGAATGTTTAAAATTGAAGATGATGACAATGAGGCTACAATTCGTGACAAACAAATAAATGCTAATATAGCAGCAGAAATTAAGCCGTGGTTTTTTATATATCGTTACTCTCAACTCAAAACCGAGTTAGATAAATATATGAAATCTGTTAAATCTAACTGTAAAATTAGATTTGGTAAAAGCCTTGATGACTTATACTCTTCTACTAGTAGAACCGAAGAAGAGGAGTCTTTTATATATCATTATGAAAAATATTTACCTGTTAGCAGAGCTCCTGGCACAATGAATAGGATTTGTTGGAAAATTGAAGATGCATTCCGGACTACGGACGTGTTGCCAAATGTGGAATTCGATTCTTCGATCTTAAAGAATAATTTGCAGTATTCGCAGGAAGAATATGATGCGATCAAGCAATTATATGATGAATATAATAATAACATGCAATTATTCCTTAAGCGAAAAAAACAAAATGAGCTCGGAGACGATGAGGCAGGTTTTGATGTTATTCATCTCAAAGATATTTTTGTAGAGGAATGCCATAAGGCATGTCCTAATGATGAAGTTTTAGTCAACATTGTGGTTGACCTGTGTTATACTTCTAATAAAAACAAAACATTTGCATGGGATGTGGCTGGCGAACAGATTTTTAAGAATGTTCTTAAAAACAATGGATATATAATAACTTATCCAGTTAAGGATGAAAATGGAGATATAGAATTTGGTGGAAACAAATTTTCTTTATATACACAACAGATTGGCGGTGATTTAGATGTTGATTTTGAATGAAGAGAAATATGCGAAAGCATTATATGACGATGAGAATAAAGAAGTAAAATCTGCTATGGCTAAAATAAGATATATTACAAGATATCTGATACATTCGGAGCATAAAAATAATGAGGAATCATATAAATGCACTGTTGAGTGGATGAAAAAATATCACGACAACTTTGATGAGAGTTGTTATTCAAATGTGATTTCCGATGCTATAAAAAAGGCATCTCAATATCCCTTTTATATTATTGATAACATAAAAATCACCCAATCTGAATTAAATATTATATCTTCTTTGGATAATTTACGAGCAGAAAAAGTATTGTTTGTGTTATTGTGTATGGCTAAGCAGCAAAGGCTGTCTAATGGGTTTACAAATGGATTAGTGAAGTATTCTATAACGGAGTTATGTAAGTTAGCTCGTGTGTCTGTTCCGGCAGATGATAGAGAATATATTTTGTATGAGATTGTTAAAAGAGGTTTTTTGGGATATCCTAAGAAAAATAATACACAATGCCTTATTGTTAATTTTATTGACAATGAGGACGATGTGGTGCTAGAACTCGACGAAATAGACTGTCAAGAACTTGCGTATGTTTATTTGAATTGGAAGAATGATGGTAAGGGATATACAAGGTGTCAATTATGCAATAGATTGATGAGACAAAGTAAAAATAATCCAAGAAGGTTTTGTGAAGATTGTTCTAAAATTGTTGGAAGTGTACCCGATGATAAAAATGTAATATTGTGTCAAGATTGTGGTAAACTTATTTATGTTTCTAAATTTGATAGCGCTACACGTCGTTGTGAAACGTGTCAAGCAGATAATCGCAAAGAGGCATACAATAAATATAATGCAAAACGCCGTGGTAAAGATGTATTTTGACCACAGACCCTTTTTAAGCCACACACAACAAAATGATTAGGAAAACCCTGATGTTTTTAAATGTACAAATAAACGAACTGAAATTTTTCTTAACTGATATATAAGAATTGTAAGGAAAAAACTTATGGATAAACGAGATAAAACATATTGTGTTTATAAACACACAAACAAATTTAATAACAAGGTGTATATTGGCATTACTTCCCAACAACCTGAAAAAAGATGGAAAAATGGATATGGATATGAAGGTAATGAATATTTTTTTAGAGCTATCCAAAAATATGGATGGGATGATGGGTTTGACCACGAAATTATTGCCAACGGACTTACAAAAGAAAATGCTTGTGCAATAGAAATTGAATTAATTAAAGCATATGATAGCACTAATTCTGATAAAGGTTATAATTTTTCATCTGGTGGAGATTGTGGGAATGCAGGGTGTGCTTACTCGGAGGAATGGGCAGAAAAAATGAGTATGGCTCTTGGGAAGCCTGTTATTTGTATTGAGAGTAGTGTAGTTTATAAATCTGCCAAATACGCAGAGAAAGAAACCGGAGTTAAAGCTAGCAGTATTGGGGCTGTATGTCGCGGTGATTACGGCCACCAAACCGCCGGCGGTTTACATTGGTGTTTTTGGGATGATGAATGGAATGGCTTCAAGGTTGTATGTGAAAAACTTGGCTTAGAATACGCGAAGTGTGCTCAGTGTGGTATTTTGATTATTAAAAGCAATACTAAACCTAAAAAGTATTGTGGAACATGCTCTAATCACACCCCCGCGGGTGTTAAGCCAAAGAAACAGGTTGTTAAAAGCAAACAATCAATAAAGAGAAAAAATAAGTCATCATTAAAAACCAAAAATAAATTTAGTAGTAAAAGACATATGGGCAAAACAAATATTTCAAAATGATTAAGACATTTTATGATGTTTTATATATTAAAATTTTAAAAGAAACAAAGGAGAAGAATTTATGGAACTACCTATGCAAGTATTAATTCCAAATAATTTAGACACACTTCAACTTCCCTCTCCAGAACTTCTAACTTATTACCGTAATTTAGAAGATAGAGTTATCTGGATTGATTATGGTGTTGATGAGAGTATATTAGAGGTTTCTAAATTAATTATGCAGTTTAATAAAGAAGATAAAAACATCTCGGTAGAACAAAGAAAACCGATTAAGTTACTTCTTTATTCTTATGGCGGTGATGGTCAGGCATGTTTCAGTTTGCTTGATGTAATTGCTTTAAGTAAAACACCTGTACACACAATAAATATGGGTGTAGCTATGAGTGCTGGGCTTCTTATATTGCTCGCGGGACATAGGAGATTTTGTTTAAAGAATTCTACGGCATTAGCTCACAGTGGTTCGGGTGGTGCTTCAGGAACTTTTGAGCAGACAGAGGCTCAGATGAAAGATTATAAGAGATTTGTTGATACTATGAGAAATTACATTATTGAACGAACCAATATTGATACTAAAACTCTGAATAAGTATAAAAATAAAGAGTGGTATTTGTATGCGGAAGACCAAGTTAAGTTTGGTATTGTAAATAAAATAATTGATGATATAGATGAAATTTTATAAAAGGAGAAAAGATTATGGCAGCAGATATTAAATATAATTATAAACTCAATATTAAGGGTTTGATGACAGTTGAGGATAACAATATTACTATGTCGGTTGAAGATGGTGGCGATTATTCCCTCGCTTATCTTTGTAAGGATTTTAGTGATAAAGTTGTTAAAGTTACTGTCACCTATGATGAGGAGTACGAAGAGCCAGAGGTTAATCCTGAAACTGGCGAAGTAATTTAGAACTTCTCCCACGAGCTTCTAATAGCGCAATACTGTGGGCGGTCTGATTGGTTCGCGATTATCCATTAAAATCGGTTTGATTCAAACACGTTTTGCAACATACGGTTAAGTGTTGCATAACCTTTTGGGTACGAGGTTGTAAGATTGGTGTTTACACTAGTCTATTTAGGAGTACCCATTTTATGCTTACTTAGCTCAATCGGTAGAGCACACGGCTGTTAACCGTGTTGTCGAAGGTTCAAGCCCTTCAGTGAGCGCCAAATGTACGGGAATTTTAATCCTGTTTTATATAGAGGTTTTGTGAGTGAGCCTACCAAAAAACTCTCGTTAATATGGTGCTATCGTATATTGGTTAGTACACGAGATTTTCATTCTCGTAAGCCCAGTTCGACTCTGGGTAGCATCACCAGTCCTTTTGAGATACATTTTTATCTATTTAGATGTATCAAGGAGCAAAATAGATGACAACTGGCAAAGACCGTTGACTTAGTTCTTCAACAGAAAGAACGATATGCTCCTATAGTTCAACGGTAAAATAAGTGATTTGTAATCTCTAGTTGTTGGTTCGATTCCGACTAGGAGCTCCAATATGTGGGACGTTTAAGAAATGGCCGTCTTAGATTGTATGGTTTTAACCTCACCATTATCCCACATATTTTATTAGATATGAGGTTAAGAAAGAGGTTAAATTATGACAAGAAAAATGGGAGAATATTTGTGTGAATTTGCACCAAATCATCCTCGTGCTACAAAAGAAGGATATGTTCGCACACATATCTTGGTAGCAGAGAAAAAATTGGGGAGATATTTAAAACCAGAAGAATGTGTGCATCATATTGATGAAGATAAATATAACAATAGTCCAGATAATTTAATGGTTTTTAAGACCGTGGCAGATCATAGTGCTTTTCACAAAGGTGTGAAGGCAGTATGTGATGGAGATGTGTGGTATTGTCCTGATAAGAGGATTAATTGTAAAGAAATATGTCCAATATGTGGCATCAATTACAAGGATGCAAAGGCAGATATGTGTATTGATTGTTGGAATCAGTTGAATAAGGGATTTATTAAATATACCAATATTGAACGCCCTAGTAGGGAAATTTTAAAAAATTATATTAGGACAAGAAGTTTTGTAGATATTGGTAAAGAGTATGGTGTTTCAGACAATGCTGTGCGTAAATGGTGTAAATTTTATAACTTGCCTTCTCATTCATATGAGATACGGTCTTTTTCTGATTATGAATGGGAAAATGAGTTTTTTAACGATACAAAATGATTAATACAGTTCATACCCTAGTTATCCAAGGAATCTAGGGTTTATATATGGGGCATTAGCTCAGATGGGAGAGCGCCTGCCCTGCAAGCAGGAAGTTCATCGGTTCGATCCCGATATGCTCCACCATATATCGCGGAGTCATCCAGAGGTCAGGAATTCGGGTTCATACCCTGAAAGTCGTTGTGTTCGAATCCAACCTCCGCAACCAAGGTCGGCATGGAGACCTCAAACCCATGCCATTGAAGTTGCTAGTCTTCTAAAAAATTAGCATTATATGGCCTATTAGTTCAGTTGGTTAGAACGCCTGCCTGTCACGCAGGAGGTCAGCGGTTCAAGTCCGCTATAGGTCGCCAACATCCCCAGTTAGTTAAGTTTACGTTTGTGTGGGCGGAGTAATTACCGTGCTGCTATCTCAGTAAAAAACTAGTCGGTGCGCAACGATGTTCTTCGGACGCTGGGCTTTAATATGGTTCGCTGGTCTAATGCAGATGATATCGGTCTTCGAAACCGAAAGATGGGGGTTGGAATCCCTCGCGAATCACCAATTATAAAATTATAAGAAAAAGGAGAAAAGATATGACTATTACAAGAGAAGAAATGGTAAGAAGATTGTCTGAAAAAAGTGGTTATTATATGAAAGATGTACGCAGCTTACTCCAATGTATGGATGAGGTTGTATTTGATGCATTATGTGAGGCCACTCTTGAAGATGAAGTTCAAGTACAGGTTGTAACCGGAATAAAATGCGGTTGCAAGATTGTCGAATCTCGTGAAAGAGTTGACCCCCGCACACAGAAACCTATTGTCGTGGGCGAAACCACAAAACCCTTTGCAAAGTTTAGTCAAGATTATCGGATTAAATTGCAAGAGGCATATGATAACAAGAAGAACGGTTAGTGCCGTTCTTTTTTTAATTTAGAAGAAAGGAAAAGAGAATTATGAATGATATTTTAGTACATTTGCCAAATGAAACTGAAGACCAGTGCCTGTGGAGAATTGGTAAGGCGAAGGACACGGGCACACTTACTGAAAATTGGCCCGAAATTGCCCTCTTCTTTAATAAGACTTTTAGAGAAGACGAAACTCAGTATTATGATCCTTCGGCTTATAGAAAAAAATACCGTAATTTTGTAACTGCTTATGAAAGTATTTTCAGCAAAGAGAATTTTACTAGCAGTCAAATCGCAGAATACGAAGATCAGAAGAAAGAAATGTTTAAGATTAAGAAACAGTGGCAAGACCAGCGTAGAGAGTGTGTTAAACTTTGGACAGAAGAGTCTAGATTTGAGCACATTGTTGGAAAGTTGGTTGAATCCGCAAATCATCTGTGTGAAATTAAGCCGCTTACTTTTAATGATTATATTTTAGAATATGACAATTCTGAAGCTGTTATCTGCTGGGCAGACTGGCACTACGGTATGGTAACAGATAATATTTGGAATCAATATAATACTGAAATTTGCAGGCAGCGAGTTGCTGAATTTGTTAGTAAAGCAATTGCCAGACTATCAAGACATGGTGTTAAGAGATTACATATTATGTTGCTTGGCGATGCGGCACACGGCAGTATCCATAACTCGTGTAGAGTTGCATCCGAGGAAGATACTTGCGATCAGATAATGCAAGCGTCTGAGATTATGGCTGAGGCAATTAACGAGTTATCAAGCTATGTACCTGAGGTTAATGTATATGCCACATATGGCAATCACCTTAGAACTGTGCAGAATAAAAATGATAGCACTCATTCGGACAATATGGAGAAGATAATTCCTTGGTGGCTTGAACAGAGACTTCAGAATAATAGTCGAGTTAATATCATTAAGAGTGACTATTATGAGTTCTTGTATTTGAATGTTTGTGGTTATAACATTGTTGGTGCCCACGGCGACCTTGAGAAGTTTAAACAGTTCGGACTTACTGTTAATACTTTATTTACTAAGAAGTATGGAATGACTATTGATTATACTGTTAGTGCAGATAAGCATCATATTGAGGAGTTTGAGCAAATTGGTATTGAATCTATATTGGTTCGCTCTTTATGTGGTACTGATGAGTATGCAAACAACAATAGATTGTACTCTGCCCCTGGACAAACTTTAATGATATTTACTCCAGAAGAAGGCAGAGATGGTACTTATAATATTAAATTACATTAAAATGATTTAGAAAGCGAGAGTAGAAATTATGAATAATAAAACAAAAAAGAGTCAGTTAGTTTTTGATATGAAGACTACAAGGAGACTTTTAAAGATGAATGATGAAATTAAATTTTGCCCGTTCTGCGGCAAATCTATGGCGGAGAATTGTGAATGCCATAAGAATATTATTATAGATGTTAAGCCTTATAGAAACGAAGAAGGCATTATCGAATCTGACAGAAGCGTCATGGTATTTGATAACAATGACAGCTTCAAGGCAGATTTTAATCAGATGATTGAAGAAGCCAAAGCAAAGAAAGAGGCCGAACCAGAGTTTGAGAAACTTAGTATCGACCTGGATTAATCGCTCTTTATAATTCATAGAAGGGAGTGATATCTATGGCAAAAGCAATGGGGCGTTCTAGCACACCCAAAAAGGCGATGGCTACAACCAAAGACCCAATTCCAGAATATATATGTCCGCACTGCGGCAAGACAAAGAAAAGATCTGAATTTTATGTATCAACAGACCCAGCAGTAACTATAGGGGTTGCTTTTCCATGTAAAGATTGCTCCGAAAATATTGCAAGAAGATATGACCCAAGAACAGGCGAATATTCTGATATGACAGAGGCATCATTGAAAAATGCATTAATGTATTTAGACAAGCCATTTATTAGGACATTATGGGAAAGTGCATATAATGAGGTACACGATGAAACTTTGAAAAAGCCAAAGAAAAATATGTGGACTGCATATATTAAAAATGTAACTTCGTTGCCGCAGCATCGTGGACAGAGATGGCGCGATGGAGATTTTGATGATGTTAAATCAAATACTGGACCAGATGAAGTGTCAATTGATGAATATATGGCTCCAGATGTAGCAGAAGAGCTTGAGAGAAATCGTAGAGATGTTGTGAGGCTTGTTGGATATGATCCTTTCGAAAAAGAGCAGTTAGAGGACAAACCCTTGTTATATGCGCAAACTGTTGGATATCTAGATATGGGTGGAAATAATGATGATGCAATGAGGACATCCTCTGTTATAACTATCGTTAGAGGGTTTTTACAAATACAAAAATTAGATGATATGATTGCACAAGCAATGATTAATGCTACAAAAACTGGTAGCTCTGGAGAGATAAAAGCCTATTTAGATGCAAAACAAAAGATTAGTTCTACTATTTCACAATTAGCAGAACAAAATTGTATTTCTTTAAAACACAACAAAAATAATACAAAAGGGGAAAACACTTGGACAGGAAAAGTTCGTATTATGAAAGAGATGAATCTGAGAGAAGCGGAAGTAAACATCTTTGATGCTGAAACGGCTATGGGACTTGCACAAGTTGCGGACATAAGCAATGCCTCTATACTTAAGCAAATCAATCTTGATGAAAATGATTATGTTCAAATGTTGACTGAGCAAAAACAAACTATTGCAAAGTTAAATAAGGATGCTAATGAAGCAATTGAGAAAGCAAGGTTGTTGTTGCGTGAAAATATAGATTTAAAAAAGTTGCTAGAAGAGAATGGCATCGATATTAAAGATCAACTTAGTAATGATACTATACTTTATGAAGAATAAGGATGGTGATATGAATGAGTGAAATAATTACCCCATCTCAAGAACTGTGGATTCCAAAAAATTATTCCATTTATGTTAAACCATCAGAAAATGATATTTCTCAGCGAAAACTTGAAGGATATCGTAAATTAGCGGAAATCAAACAATGGGGTATAAAGAACCCTACTAAATTTATGTCTATTTTTCTTGGCGTTGATTTACTTGATGCTCAAGAATACGTTTTTATGAATTCTTGGACAAAGCCTTTTGCTTTATGGCTTGAGAGTCGTGCCGCCGGAAAAACGACTATGTTAGCCCTTTATTCGATGATGAAGGGTTTATTATTCAACAACTATAGAATATATATATGTTCTGGTACAGCCGACCAGAGCCAAGAGACGTTCAAAAAAATTGAGGATATAGCTTTAAAAAATATAGAGTCTATGACTGGATTAACTGATGTTTTTAAAAATGAGGTTGAGATTTCTCAGTCGTCTTCTAACGGGTTTATTCATAATCCTATGGGATTTACTTATTCGCTATACAATGGTTCTTTTGTTAAAACATTAAATAGTAATATTGATGCAAAGAGAGGTAAGCGTTGCGAATCTGTAATCTTTGATGAGGGTGGATGGCTTTCTGAAGAAGTGTTTAATGTTATTGGTGCATTTACAGCACTTAACAGTAACTTTAAACTTGGTGGAGATATAGATATTTCTGCCTTGCCTGATGAGTTTCCTCACCAGCTTTTATATGCGTCTTCCGCCTCTTCGGTAGATACTTCTTTTTATAATAAGTATAGGGATTTTAGTAAAAAGATGTTTTTAGGAGATCCAAGATATTTTGTGGCAGATATAAATTGTGATATTGTTATTAACGCTACTTTTAGAGGAAAATTATATCCTGCATCTCTTTTAAATAAAGAAACCGTAGATACGGAAATGCGTAACAATCCAGAAAAAGCACTGAGAGAATATTATAATCGTTTTACACAAGACGGTGGCGTTGGTCAAATTATTAAGAGAGCACTTATTGTTAGAAACTCTTATACAAGGCCACCAGTTTTATGCAATGATAATAATCAAAGAAAATTTGTCTTAGCGTATGACCCCGCTAGAAATACCGACAATTCTATTCTTGGAATTGGAGAGCTGAAATATAATGAAGAAGATGGATATACAATGGACATTGTCAATTGTATATCTTTTTCTGATTTGGGGTTAAGACGCAAAACACCTATGATGTATCAAGATCAAATTAGGGAAATAAGAGAAGCACTAATCAATTATAATGGCGATACTATAGATTATGACAATATTGAAATTTTACTAGCTGATGCCGGTGCCGGCGGTGGTGGTAACTCTTGGGTTAGAGACTCGTTGATTGAAAACTGGGTAGATAAATCTGGCAAGGAACATAGAGGGCTTATAGACAAAGAATATGCGCCAGAGTATATTAGTCGTTTCCCCGAAGCAGTAGATAAGCTTAAGTTGATTGAACCTTCAAAATATAAATCAGAAATGTATGAGGCTCTTATTAAGATGGTCGAAGCCAATAAAATTACATTTCCTGAGAAGTATGATAATAAAGGATATTTAAATATTCTTGAAGTCGATAAAGGTTTAATGGAAAAGTCTGAACTTGCCATTAGAGAAAAATTAGATAAAAAGAACTTGAGTGTTGATGTGTATGAGGAACAATTAGAGGAACAATTATCTATGATTGATTCGGCAAAAACAACACTTTATAAATTGTCTGTAGATGAAGAAATTGCATTAACACAGATAGACGCAATGAAAGAAGAAATCGTAAATATTTGCAGAACAAAACGTGAGTCCGGTAAAGATGCATTTAAGCTTCCCGCACATAAAGATGCAGATACTGGCGCCAGCGAAGCAACGATGCATGATGACCGTGCCTATGTTCTTGCTATGCTTGGGTGGTATTTATCTGAAAAACGACTCGATCATATTAAAAATAAGAAAAAAGATATTGGAGATTTAGATAGATTCTTTGAAATTAAGCGTCCAAAAGCGACGCACAGTTATTTTGGATAGAAAGGAAGGTGAAATAAATGGCAGAAATTCAAAAACAAACAAAAGAAGAAGTTAAAACAGAATTACTTAAGTTTACTGAGAATTTGGATAATATGAAACAGTTTGCAGACGCTGCTGATAAAATTCTACAACTAGTAGATTTAACAAATAGTGCGACAAAAACTTGGACTATATTTAGTAAAGATAGTTTAAGAACTTATTTGCAGAACCCTTATTCTGCTAACTCACAAGCTAACCTTAGAAACTTGGCTAAATTCTTATATACACTGAGTTTCCCTTTACGCAGAATTATTAATTATTTTGCCAGCCTTCCTGACTTTAGTATGTATAAGGTTAATTTAGATTTTAGTCTTATAGAGGAGCCAGATGAGGAATCTTTGTTACAAGATTATGAGAATGCTTGTAGATTTATTCGTAAGATGAATCTTGATATTAATATGTTTAAGTTATTAGTTATAGCATGGCGTGAGGGAATAGTATATTTTCAACCATATCAAGATGATGATGGCACGATGTTGTTAATGCCATTAGACTCTCAATATTGTAAGGTGGGTTCTATTGGGTACAACAACTTGCTTCATGTTGCATTTGACTTTTCTTTCTTCAATGGTTCCAATGCTTTTTATTTAGATGTTTGGGACCCGGAATTTAAAAAAAAATATAATGCATATCAGAGGGATAACACTCTGCGCTGGCAACAACTCGACACTGCTCGCGCTTTTAAGATCGATATCAGTGATATAGATTTAATAATTCCCACATTTGCTTCTTTGTTCGAGGGATTAATAGATCTTATTGACTTGCAGTCTTTGATTGCAGTTAAGGATTCTTTGGATATTTATAAGCTTTTGGTAATGAAAATACCGTTGTTAAATTCTAAAAATCCTGATGATTTGGCATTGAATTTAACATTGGCACAAAAGTTTTATAATAAAGCGCTCGGTATATTACCAGAAGAGATTGGATTAATTCTTTCTCCAGGTATGGATATTGATAGTGTATCATTTGATAAAAACGCTACATCTGATACTAATGCAATTGCTGATAGTTATCAGAACCTTATGGAGCAAACGGGTATATCACAGATATTTGATAGTAGTCGTTTGACTGGTGCAAGTTCTGTAAAAATGAGTATGCTTGCAGATGCTATGATGGCTACTAAGGGTGTTATGAAGCAAATAGAAGCGTTTGTTAATGAACGTATACAGATGGAATATCCGAATTCTGCGGCATATATCAAATTTATTGATGTTACGGCTTATACTAAAGATGATAGAATTGCACAGATTGAAAAGGCTGCAAATGCGGGTCTTTCTGTAAAACTAGAATATATGACTCTTCTTGGTTATGATCCATTAGAGGCAATATCTTCGGATTGGGTTGAATCAAAACTTGGTTTATCTGTAACTAGATTTATTAATCCACTTGTAAGTTCTCATACTAGAACTGGCAATTCGTCAAATGATGGTGGAGCACCGGAAAAGGATGGAACGGAACTTACAGACAGTGGAGCTGATACAAAGGACAAGGAAAAAAATGATAAATAAATAATTATGGGAGATAATGATTATGGCTACAATTAAACAATTTGGTGGACAGGGTCTTTCGAGTAATTTTGCATCAATTATTCTTGAAAATGATGCAGAGGTTACTACCCTTCCTATTAATAAAGTAGATTCCGCAAAAACACCTCTCCAAGACCATAAAACGCTTTCTGTTGGTAGCGAAGCATTCTGCCCTAGTTCTGGCAATGCCTTTATACTTACAGAATCAGGATGGATTAAACTCTAAGGGGTGATTGTATGGATTTAGTTACATTAGCGGTTGCTAAAAAATATACAGAAACTAAAATTGCGGAAGCAGCAGTTGGAGGTATAGACGTAACAGAACTTGTAAACGAGAGAGTTGATGCACTTATTGGCGGAGCTTCTGGTACTTTTGATACATTAGGTGAAATAGAAACCGCGGTAAAAAATAAGGTGGACAAAGTTGATGGTAAAGGATTGTCTACTAATGACTTTACTAATGCCGAAAAGACCAAACTTGCTTCTGCATTAACATCTTATACTGAAACAGATCCTACTGTACCAGCGTGGGCAAAAGCTGAGAAGAAGCCTACTTATACTGCTGCGGAGGTTGGTGCTGTTCCGACAACTCGGACAGTAAATGGAAAGGCGTTAAGCGGTAATATCACATTAAATGCTACAGATGTTGGCGCTTTATCTAATACCACTGTAATACCGAGTATTGATGGTCTTGCTACTACAACATATGTTGATAACGCAGTGGCAAATAAGGAGTTTATTTTAAACTCTACTACTGAAGGTAGCGCAAAGAAATTTAGGGTTACAGTAGATGATAGTGGGACTTTGACCGCTATAGAAATTACTGAATAAATGAGGTGATATTATGTCACAAAAACAGAATTTTATAAAGACAACCGATAAAGAAACTGCTGATAAATTAATATCACTTGGTTTTCAGTTGGTTTCACAAAGCGGTAATACTTATACTTTCTTGAATCAAACTCTGAAGAACTTTAATTTTGACGAGGTTGATAAGACAAAGATGGCATATACCAATATATTAGGTTTGTAATCTCCTTTCGGAGCTACAATACATTTTAAATATTGAAGAAAGGAGGATGATACAGATGGTTAGAAAATTTTATACATTAGACGACCTTTACAATTTCTGTAAAGAAAATCGCTTTGAGTCTTTTAGTGCAGAAGAACAAGGTGCACCTTTAGTTGTACAGTCTTTTGGAACATTTGAGGCAGATGATAAAAATGCAGATGGTTTAATGGCTGTGAAACTTAAATCTTGTCATACCGGTAAAAACCGCAACAAATCTGGCATTACCGATGATAATATGAATAAATACAAACACACCTTTAAAGGAAGACCTATTCTTGGCGCCATCTACAAGACTGACACTGGTGAGTATGAATTTCGCGCTCACGATATAAAGGTAATTGATGATGGTAAGGATATTGAATATATTGAGCAGCCCATCGGTGTAATTTCACAGACCGAAGAGCCTTACCTTGAATTTGATGAGAATGAAGATAAAAACTACCTTATGGTTAGTGGCACTATTTTCTCTGATTATTCTAAGGCTGCTGAGATTCTTGAAAGACGCAGAACCTGCAAGTGCTCGGTGGAAATTGCCGTAGAGGAACTTAGCTACAATTGTGATGAGGATTATTTGTCTATTGATAAATTCCGTTTCTCAGGCGTAACAATCCTCGGCTACGAGCAAGATGGGGTAACAGAAATTCAGGAAGGTATGAAGGGTAGTAAGATTACTATTGATGACTTTAGTGTCAAGAAAAATAGTATGTTTTCTGCCGACTGTCAAGACAAATTGATTGAAACACTTGAAAAGCTCAATATGACGCTTGAAAGTTTCAATGATAAAAATCAGAATTCAGAGAAAGGAGGAGAAAAAGTTATGAACAAGTTTGAAGAATTGCTTGCTAAATATGGCAAGACTGCTGACGAAGTAACTTTTGAGTACGAAAATCTCTCTGATGAAGAACTTGAAGTTGCTTTTAAAGAGGCGTTTGGTGAAGATGAAGGTGCTGAAGAACCTGTTGTTGAGGAACCCGTAATTGAAGAACCTGTAGTTGAAGAGCCGATTGTTGATGGTGAACCTGAAGGTGATCCTGTGGTTGAAGAACCTACAGTAGAACCTGAAGAGAAGTTTGTGCTTAAGTACGAACTTAGCCACGACGATATTCGTTCTGCATTGTATAGTCTTTTGGCTGCGGAGTCTGAAGATGGTTACTATTATACTTGGATTCTCGAAGTATTTGATGATAAGTTTATTTATCAGGATTCTATGGAAGACAAGTTCTATAGACAGGATTACTCCAAGGATGGTGAAACTGTTACTCTTGGTGAGAATAAGGTTGAAGTATTTAATGAATGGCTTTCTAAAGCAGAGAAAGAGGCACTTGATGCACTCAAGGCAGATTATACTGTACTTAAAGAGTTTAAGAGCGATTATGATGCTGCTGAACTCAAAGCTAAGAAAACTGGCGTTCTTGACAAGGCAGAATATGAATGCCTTGCCGACAATAAAGAATTTGCACAGTTGAGAGCCGATATGGATAAATATTCCGTTGAGGAAATCTCGACTAAGGCAGATCTGATTTTTGCCGCACATATGAAGTCTACTATGGAGTTCAGCGCAAAAACAGAGGAAGTTAAGAAATCTAAGACACTTGACTTCAATTTAAATAACGAAAAGGGCCAAAAAAAGAAGGCTTATGGTAAACTTTTCGACTGATTAAACTAAGAGCATTTAAACGATGTTCTTTTTTAATGTAAAATTTTAAAAATATTTTTAGGAGGAAAAAATTATGGCTCAAGATTTATTGAACAAACACTGGGTTGCAGAAATTTCTCGTGTATCTGCAGTGTATGGCGACGGTCATATCCTTTCAGGTGAAATGGATAAAGACAGAGACAACGGCGAAATCGTAGCTGTTGGTGATTACAAAGAAGGCGAGTACTACACAGTTGGTGCATTCGCTGGTGATTTCGAAGCAAAGGTTATCGATATTGTTTACAACAACAATCAGACAATGGTAAGATTCGAGCTTACTAAGGATTGCGACGGTTATTTCGTACATAATCCCGAAACAATGCCTAATGATTTCTTGAAAATTTATCAGGAAACCTACAACTACTTCAATGCACAGGGTGACCGTGCAAGAATGTATCCTATGAAGAAACACGATGTATTTACTGTATCTGTTGACGCATTTGGCGGTACTGTTCCTACTGTTGGACAGGCTGTTACATGGGCTGAAGCTACAGGCTACACCGCTGCTTAATTTTGTGAAAGGAGGAAATGACTTATGAAAAATTTAATTACTTTTAATGCAACTGTTCAGAATGCATTTGATAATGACAATGAAAATTTTGTTAACTTCAGCCAGCTTCTTGTTGATGCTGCTCGTGGTGAAGTACAGGAGTACTCTGCTAAGGACGCAAACAAGAAGATTGTTGAGAAATTCAGAGCTGCTCTTGGTATTGATGCTAACGACAGACCTCAGGCTGTTAAGCGTGCTATTCGCGCAAATAAAGACCTCGTATTTACTCTTATCGAGGAAACTATCGAGGAAATGATTATCACTGGTTGGCAGGAGAACCCCTTCTTCAATCAGTTCGTTGAAACTAAGAACCTCGCACTTGGTGATGAAAATGACTTCTATGTAGAAGACGATTCTATCTTAAGTGTATCTAAAGTTTCAGGTAATCATCACAATATGATTCGCCAAAGATTGGGTGCCGGTAGACACTTCTCCGTAGCTGGTGAGTGGTTCGGCTTGAAGATCTATTCAGATTTTGAACGCGTTCTTACTGGCGCTGAAGACTGGGCAAAATTCGTATCTAAGGTATCAGAAGCTATCAACCGTTATCTCTACGATGCTCTTTATGCTTCTCTTAGAGGTGCTAAAGATAGCCTCGGTGCAAACTGGGTTAAATCTGGCGCTCTTGAGACTGCTAACAAAGCAACTCTCGTAAAACTCTGCCAGGATATTTCTATGGCAACTGGCTCTGAAGTAACTATCTTCGGTGCTCGTACTGCTCTTTCTTCTCTTACAGGTATGGCTGATGTAAATTGGGCACCCGAAGATGTTAAGAAGGAATACTATGCAAACGGTGGCATCCTTGGTAACTGGGAAGGCTTCTCTGTTGCTGAAATCGGTCAGGGTCTTAAGAGAGGCGCTGGTATCAACAGTGTTTCTGTTGAATATCAGCTTGACACAGACAGACTCTACATTATTCCTACCGGCATTGCTAACAAATTTATCAAATTGGTAAACTACGGTGAGACTCAGGTATCACAGGTTACTGATAGAGATGTTAATAGAGATATGTCTTACGAATACGAAGTACTCTATAAAATGGGTATCAATGTTATTCTTAACACCGTATTCGGCGTATGGGAAATTATCTAATTAGTATTTAAAATGATTGAGTAAAAGGAGAAATATTATGGCTAATACAAAGAAACCTAAGGTTCAGACTGAGGAAGTTGTAGAAAATGAAATTCTTGAAGAGGCTGAAACAATTGTAGAAAAGGTTAAAGAAACATCTAAACCCGCTCCCAAAAAGGTAAACAAACCTAAGCATGATGCAGGTGAACTTATTCCTTGTAGAAGTGTTCGTTTTGGCGAGTTGAGACTTATTGGTCCCAAGACCCACATGCCTTATAGTTGGGCAAATGAGGGAGATATTAGAGAGGTTGAATACCAAGATTTGGTATCTTGGAAAGCTCTTGGCTCTAGATATCTTTTTGAACCTATGATTATTATCGAGGATGAAACTATTGTTGAAGAGTGGAAAGCAGATCTTGGAAAGCTTTACGAAGGGCTTCAAGAAATTGACCTTAAGGCAATGTTTAAACTTCCTGAAAGACAGTTTATTGCACAACTTAAGAAACTTCCTGAGGGTATGAAACCGACAATTCAAAATATGGCTTATGCCATGATTCAAGACCGAACTATCGATAGTCTTAGAATTATTGATGCTATTGATGAGATTCTTGGTACGGAATTAAAAATGATGATATAACGTGGAGGTGTTGTAGATGACACAATACTCTACATTGTATAAACGTGCATTAGCACAAATCACAGATCCTCTTCTGGCACAATTGCTAGAGGAGGATTTGGAAAATATGCTCCATGGTTGGTTAATGGATGCTATTGTCGAGCCTGTAGTTGGTGAGTATGACTTTTCTGATAGAGATGACGAGTTGAAGCAATTTAATTTTGATATCTCCAATGTGGACCAGAAGATTATTGCGATTCATATGGTTCGTGGTTGGCTTGCGCCGCAAATTACTAGCGTAGAGTCAACATTACAGGTGTTCTCTGGTAAAGAAACAAAGTTTTATTCTCAAAAGGAGATGCTTGCTGAAAAGCAAGCCCTCGACGAGAAGCTCCGTAAAGATGCCGACTTACTTTTCTGTCGTGGAACATATTTAGATAATGAATATTTTGATTGAGGGGTATTGATATGAGAAAATGTTATGAAAATATCCCGTCGAATCAAATTGCAAAACAAAAGCGCTATCTTTATGGCGCAATAATTAATTGTTTGTATTTAAGAGAGGACAATAGCCCTTTCTTAGATTCAACAATTCAAACCTTAATCAATCAAATCCTCGGTTCAAATGTTTTATTTGGTTTCCAACCCGAGGTGCTTACTATTGTAAGTAATCTGGAAACTGCGCGGCAAAACCCAATGCAGTTCCGAAAGTGCATCCTTGATGCTGCCAATCTAGTAGATAAACTGAACGGCGGTGATTCCGATGTTTGAATATTATAAAAGCCGTATGGCTCATAGGGG